ATTTTCATTCAAGGTGATAAGCGGAATCAGAATCAGCGTGTTTATCCTGCAAAAGAGATTGCTAGGGCTGTCAAGACCCTGAACGATCAAATCGCAGGTGGCTATTCAGTTTTAGGCGAAGTTGATCATCCTGATGACCTAAAGATAAATTTGGATCGTGTGTCACATATGATTACAGGTATGTGGATGGACGGTCCTTGCGGTCACGGTAAACTAAAGATTCTACCAACACCAATGGGAGAGCTTGTAAAAGCAATGATTACCTCGGGTGTTAAGTTGGGTGTTAGTAGCCGCGGAAGTGGCGAAGTTGGTAATAATGGACATGTCAGCGGTTTTGATATCATTACCGTTGACATTGTAGCACAGCCTTCGGCTCCGCATGCATATCCTAAAGCAATCTACGAAAGCTTGATGAATATGCGTCATGGACACCGAGTGTTAGATGTGGCTCGTGATGCCACACAAGATCAAAGAGTACAGAAGTACCTGAAAGAAGGCATAACACGCCTAATCAATGACCTTAAGTTAAAATAGGAGAAGTCGTAATGACACTAGATGCACTGAAACCATTGTTAGATAGTGGAATCATTAACGAAGACACTCAGCAAGCATTGACCGAAGCTTGGGAAGCAAAACTTCTTGAAGCCCGTGAGCAAGTTAGAGCAGAACTTCGTGAAGAATTCGCACAACGCTATCAACATGACAAACACGTAATGGTTGAAGCTCTAGATAAAATGGTAACTGAAAGTCTACAAAGTGAACTGGAAGAGTTTGCTACAGAGAAAGCAAAGTTAGCTGAGGATCGTGTGAAATTTAAAACTCACATGACTGAAAGCGCAGCAAAGTTTAATAATTTTATGATTGGTAAGTTGGCCGAAGAAATTAAAGAACTTCGCGAGGATCGCAAACAATACGAAAATAGTATTGGCGGTTTAGAAAAATTTGTTATTAAATCTCTAGCAGAAGAAATTCAAGAGTTTGAGCAAGACAAGCAAGCAGTGGTTGAGACAAAAGTTCGTCTAATTGCTGGTGCTAAAGAAAAACTTGCTGAATTACAAAAGAATTTTGTTGCTCGTTCAGCTGAACTTGTAAAAGAATCAATTACCAAAAAGCTAGAGTCAGAAATGACTCAACTCAAAGAAGATATTCAACTTGCTCGCGAGAACATGTTTGGACGTCAAATCTTTGAAGCCTTTGCAAGCGAATTTGCTGTTACTCACTTAAATGAGAACAAGGAAATCCGTAAGCTACAGGCTGTTGTTGCTGCCAAAGAGCAAGCCCTAGCGGAAGCCAAAGAGCAAGCTGAAAAGGCTGTAATGATTGTTGAATCAAAAGACAAAGAGATAAGAGTTATTAAAGAGTCAGCAGAACGTAAAGAAATCCTAGCGAATCTGCTTAAACCTTTAAACAAGGAGAAAGCTTCAGTAATGAGCGAACTTCTTGAAAGTGTGCAAACTGTAAAATTGCAGAGTGCATACGAAAAGTATCTACCAGCTGTTTTAAATAACACAGCCAAACCAGCAGCTCAGCCTAAGGCCATGCTTGCTGAAAGCCGTGTAGAAGTAACTGGTGATAAAGCTGCTACACCTGCAATTGAAGAGAACGTTAATAACGTTTTTGAAATTAAGCGTTTAGCAGGGCTAAAGTAAACCCTAAATAGGAGAAAAGGAAAAAAATGACACAAGCATTACTAGAAAGCCGTTGGGGCGAAACTAAAGACGCTCTGTTAGAAGGCTTAAACGGTTCCAAGAGAACCATGATGGGTGTAGTTCTTGAGAACACCCGTAAGCACTTGATGGAAACTGCAACTGCAGGTGCCACCGCTGCTTCAAACGTTGCAACACTTAACCGCGTAATCCTACCCGTGATTCGTCGTGTTATGCCAACAGTTATTGCAAACGAAATCGTTGGTGTTCAGCCAATGACTGGACCTGTAGCTCAGATCCACACACTACGTGTTCGTTATGCTGATACTACTACTGATAGCGCAAGTATCTACGCTACTGGTACAACTGCTGGTGACGAAGCACTAAGTCCGTTCAAGATTGCTGTTGCTTATTCTGGTTTAACCAATGGTGGCACCGCTACTACTGGTAGAGCAGCTTCAACAAGCACACTTGAAGGTGTAACCGGTAATCGTATCAATGTACAAATCTTAAAGCAAGTTGTTGAAGCGAAGACACGTAAGTTAAGTGCTCGCTGGACATTTGAAGCTGCACAAGATGCACAAGCCATGCATGGTTTAGACATCGAAGCAGAAATCATGGCAGCTCTTGCTCAAGAGATCACTGTTGAGATCGACCAAGAAATTCTAGGTTCATTGCGTAGCCTAGCAGCAACTGAGTTCACATTTGACCAGGCTGCTGTATCAGGTACTGCTACATTCGTTGGTGACGAACACGCTGCATTAGCTGTTCTAATCAATCGTACAGCTAACCTAATTGCTTCACGTACTCGTCGTGGTGCTGGTAACTGGGCAGTTGTTTCACCTGCTGCATTAACAGTTCTACAGAGTGCAACAACTTCAGCATTTGCTCGTACAACTGAAGGTACATTTGAAGCACCTACCAACACCAAGTTTGTTGGTACACTAAACGGTGCAATGCGTATCTATGTTGACAGCTATGCAAGCGACACACAGGCAGTATTAGTTGGTTATAAGGGTTCGAGCGAAGCTGATGCAGCCGCGTTCTACTGCCCATATATTCCTCTAATGAGTTCTGGTGTTGTTCTAGATCCAGCAACATTTGAGCCAGTAGTTGGTTTCATGACTCGTTATGGTTATATCGAGTTAACAAACACAGCGTCATCGTTTGGTAACGCTGCTGACTACCTAGGCGAGATCGCTGTATCAAACCTATCATTCCAGTAATTTACTTCCACTCGGGATGGGA